CGGGGTTTGCAGCCTGATTCCGAGATCGCGGCTGTCCACGCCGTCATACACGAAATACAAGTTACGCAAACACAGCAGCCTCCCTCCTGTACTGCTTCATCAGCTCTTCGCCGACCACCCGTGCCACTTCTCTAGCATCGGTGTACTGAGCTCCATCAATATTGATGTAGTTGTTGATTGTCTGAGTGCCTGTGTGCGCTCCGTTTTGCACAACCTTGAGGTTTCCCATGCTCGTGCCGAGCGTGTAATCCTCAAGTTCAAACGCATCGTATGCAGTATCTGCAACCTGTCTGGATGCCGTTTCAAGTCCCCGGATAACGTCATTGGATTGCATGCCGGCAGAGATACCCTCTGTAATCATTTTACCAACACCGTCGCGGAAGAGCCGGGACGGGGACTTGATCCCCAACGCAGCCTTTGCCGCATTATAAGCCGACCTCGCCGCGCTTTTGGCGGCGTTCGATACAAGATAAGAGCCGCCATACACGCCGCTGGCCATGCCGGAATCCATGTTGTAGCCGACAGAGTAAAAGCTTACGCTCCCGGCAGCTAATTTTGCGCTGGTTGCAACACTTGTCGCAGCGTTTGCAGCGGTGCTTGTTTCCGAGGACATGCCAGACGCGACATCGGAAATAGCTTCTTTGCCAGTGGTCTTGAAGTCCACCTTTTCCATTGCATCCTGGATATCTTCCATAGAGGATTCCGCTGCCGCAGTTGCCTTGGGCGTTCCGTCTTCAATGCTGTTTTCGACCTCCAACATCCCCTGGTCCGCTGCGTCCTCAAACAATGGGCCGAACTCGTCCAGCGTGCCGTCTACGTCCGTCACCATTTCTGCAACTTGGTTTGCCGCACCAATGCCCATGTCTTGCATTGCCTGAACGAATGCGATTTTGCTGGAATCACCGCTAGCCACAGCTGCAGCCATAAGAGTTGCAATGTTGCTGTTCCAGTTGGAATATGCCGCGATGTTGTTGCTGAGAGCCGCTTTCATTTCTGCAACACTCTGCCCCGTGGATGTCGTTACCGTCTTAAAGTTGTTGATAACCCCGTCAACCGCTGTGGAGACTTGAGAGCCCCATTCGTCAGCGGTCACGCCATTGGATATCAACCATCCGGAAAGCTCAGACAACGACACACCGGCGTTCTGAGCCGCCGTGATAAACGCAGGATAGCCGTTGACAAGTTCCTGATTGGTGGCTGCAAGGTTCAGGGTTTCCAGCGCAGTATTGACCATATTCAAAGTGTTCTGGTCCAGCTCACCGTCAAGGCTTTCCAGCTGCCCGGTCAACGCCTCATATTTCGCGCGCAAATCCTCGCCGGAGGTCAGCGCATTGTATGCCTCGATACCGATATCAGCAAGAGATTGTTTGAGCTCTGCCGTTGCGTCCTGCGCCGCCTGCTCCTCTTCGGACAACCCCTCTAGCGCTTCGTCTGTGCTTTCTGTCGTATCGCGCACCCCAGCTAGCACCGTGTCAAGGTCCCCAACCTCAACGCCAAGATGACTAGCCGCTTCAGTCGCAGATATGATTCCATTATCTACAAGTGCAGCAACCATAGCCTGGAATTCTTCCGTGCTACTGGTCAACTCATCCACGCGCTCACTCAGATCGGTTGCATCGTCTTGAGCATCTTGCACGGTTTCACCCAACCCGACAAACGATAGATCGAGCCCGTCTACGTAGTCCTGCGCGGAGAGAAGATCGGTAAAATCGACCTCAACTCCTGTCAAGTCATAAATGGTCTTTTCGAGTTCATCCAACCCGGCTCGGAGTTCTTCCTCTGTCTGCGTTCCTTCCTCGACACTCTCCCACAGTTCATCCAGCCTATCCGTTAAACTCTGCGCAGCCGGTATACGATCGTCTAACACATAATTGAGCCGCTCCTCTGCAGCAGTGAGCTCTGCACTTTTCGTCTTCAGTAGGGCAAGCTCCTCTTTATACGATTTTGCGCCCTCTGTGACTTTTTTGTAAATCTCGCTGTTAGCACGTTCTTTTTCGGCTTGCGCCATAGCCTCCTCATATTTGACAGCCTGTTCAACTTCATCGTTGGATTCGGACTGCGCAATCTTCGCGTTACCGGTTGCCGTTGCCAGCTGGTTCCGCACGGTGGTCAGTTCTTTTTCAATATCCGCTAATTCGCTTGATGATATCTCAGAGCTTTTTGCTTGCTCTTGCAGAGCCTTATATCTGGAGACAAGCTCCAAAATATTGTTGGAGTTTGTCACCCGCTCTTGAGCTCCCTCAATCTCACCAATTGCCCGGGAAACTTTATTCGCTGGGTCAACTGCGTCGGAGAGCGCCCGGACACCGACGGTCATAAAATTGGCGATAGCCGGAGCAACATTGTCAAACGCAGTAGCCACCGCGCTTGCAGTCTGCTCCCCGAGGGCTATAATGTCCTGATCGGTGTCTATCATGCCGGTGAGTAAATTCTCTACAGATGCTTTTGCGCTTGCCATGCTGCCGGATATGGTTTCAGACGCTTCTAAGGAGGTTGTGCCGGTGATGCCCATTTCAGTCTGGACGACGTGGATAGCCTTAACGATATCCGCATAGCTGTCTATGCTATACTCGGCGACCTCGCCCTGTTTAGCTTTCAGTTTCTCCGCGTCCTGGAGTAGCCGCTCCATTTCCTCCTTGGTGCCGCCATAGCCGAGCTTCAGGTTGTCCAGCATGGTGTAATTCTGCTTCGCGAATCCCTGATAAGCGTTTTGGATCAATGTCATGTCCGTGCCCATCTTGTTTGCATTGTCGGACATGTCTACCATTGCGGTATTAGCATACTCAGCCGCCGCCTTTGTGTCATTGCCCAAACTTTGCAGCAGGGACGCGGAGAAGGAGGTCACGGTTTCCATGTAATCGTTTGCAGACAGCCCAGCGGTTTTATAAGCGTTCTGCGCGTATTTCTGCACCCTTGACGCACTAGACTTAAACAGCGTTTCCACACCGCCCGCTAGCTGCTCATAATCGGCATATGCAGAAACAGCCTGTTCACCGATTTTGTAGACTGCTTCCCCGACCTTTTTTAGGGCGGTAACAGCAGCTGCTGTGGTAAACGCCTTTTTCATGGTGTCGCCGAACGTGCTGGTTTTCTGCTGAGAATTGGACAGCGAAGCTTCATACCCACTCG